CCAAGGATCGGTTGCGCCATTCCGCCCCCACTTATCTAGCAAGCTGGAGGTAGGCGCTGCTGCCGGAGCGCGCATCTTGTCCGCAATAAGTCCCGCTTGCAGACCGACGGCATCGAGGATTCCCCGTAGTGACTTCGGGAGCGTAACCATCGCCAGGTTCTTTATGCCCGCAGAGATGCCATCTGCAATAGACGCACCCCAGCTTTCCCCGAAGTGATAGAAGAGCTTGTTGATCGGCTCCATAGCCTCGCCAATCTCGGTGGTGAATTTGTTATTCAGCCATTCCCCGATAGTTTGGCCGGCATCCCATGCTGCGAGGGTCACACCGACTCGAATCACCGGGCTCGTGGTCGCATTCAGCTTGGATAGTTCTCCTCTGAAACTCAGGAGATTTGCAGCGGCTACCAGCAAATTCGACCCAACCTCCGCAACGCTAGACACTAACCCTCGCGCCAAGGTGTACCCTTTGAGCATCAACCAGCCTTTTGCAAATTCGACCACATAGGGGGTGATTGCAACAAGAATTTTGCCAATCTCAAACAGAGTTGCTCCGACCGCTTTCACCGCCGCCCAATACTCTTTGACGTTGTTGATGAGTTGCGGGTTGAACTCGAATTTTCCGGTCCCTTCGTTGAATTTTCCCATCGAATTCGAGATTTCGATAAGCATCTTTTTGATACGGTCGAACCCGTCGCTATTAGCTAGCAACAACTGAACCTTTTGAACGAAGATCGTCCACGCGCCGTTGAGAGTGTCCTGCTTGAGAATCGCGGTATCCTGGAAGCCGACCATCGCTTTCTTCAGGTTGATGAAGAGCGTACCGGCTTCACGCCAGGCTTTGACCTCCTTGTTGCCGATACCGAGGGCCACCGCCAAGGTGGACGACCCTGCCTGAATACCGCCGGCCACCAAGTCCCGGATCTCCTGCACACTTTGCTTGGCATCGAGACCGATCGTCTTGACCGCGATCGAACCGAGCAGGGCGATTTCCTCGACCTCCTTCAACGCCAGCCCGCCGCCGAGACCCGACGCCAGCACGGCTTTCGTCGTGTCAGCCAAGGCGATCATGTCCACACCGTACTTCATGGCGTTCTGTTGCAAACGTTGGGTCATACCGGCTGCCAGTTCCAGCGCTACCGGGAGTTTGATGGCCTCTCCGTTGATCTCTCCCATCGAGACCAGGATGGCGGTCAAACCGAGCTTGGTCGTTTCCATCGTATTGAGGAGCTTCAAACCGAATACCGCTGGAGCCGCCAGTACCCCACCCAACGCAGTCAAGCCCCCAATCGCACCCAGCACTTCAAAGGACAACGAAGCGAGCGCCGACGTAGTACGCCGGAACGCGCCACGCAGCGTGCCGTTGTGTGCGACGTTCTTGGACATTGCCTCATTGAGCGCCACGACTTCTTTCGTGGCTTCGTGGATACCCGCGGTATCACCGGCACTGATGGCGGTGAATGCGCGCTGTGCTGGCGCCGAGAATAGTGTCTCGTTGCGCGCCGGGACGCCAGAGGAGCGAAGGGTGTTGCGCTGGGCGGCCATCGTGGCGGTGCCGAGGCGCTCTTGCTGGGCGCGAGCGGCAGCAATCTGCCGGAGTCGGTCCTTCTCAATAGCTACGCTTCTGGCCGCCGTGTCTTTCTCGACAGCCAGAATCTCCTTGCCCGTCATAATCGCGGAGTTGAGCATGATCCGATGCCGGGCTTCCGCGTTCTTCTTCGTCAGGTCTTCGGCTTGCTTGGATGCCGCCGCTGTAGCCCCGCCGCCCCCGCCGCTCAGGGATGTATGGATTTTGGCAGCAACATCGGTGGCGGTCTTCTGAAGACCCTTGAGCTTGGCTTCCGCAGCCTTGATGCCCGCGTCCATGCCGGTGGCGTCGATCGAGAGTCCGAGTGTGGCGAGGTCAGTCAGCATTTGATTTCAGGTACGCCTCGTCTAGCCTTGCGATTGCTCGGATTTCCCACGGCTGCAAAATCGTCCTTGACAGCCAGCACCAGTCTTTAATTCCGGTCGGGGTGATTGGATTCGCCCCGAAGCCGTTGTTGCCACGGAACCGCGAGAGTTCCGCAAAGTACCCCCAGACGTGTGCGGCCAGGGGCGGCAACTCCGGGACTTCTGCCAGTTGCACCGGCATCGCCCCGGTCATCCTCCACGCCGCGAGCAGGTGCTCCCGCAATGTGCTGCCGTCCTTCTCTACCTTGTTCAACCCGAATTGCGCCTCGGCAAAAAGGAGCAACTCGTCCGTCAGTTTTTTAGGAAGTTCTCCAGCGAACCGATGGCCTCATTCACCTGGTCATATATCCACGGGTACTCTTTGTATACCTTGCGCACGTTGCCTTCCTCGAACGGCAGTTCTTTGCCGTCAAGCACAACGCCCTGCCAGCCCATAGTGCAAACCACGAGCAAGTCCATGTTCTCCTGCTCGATCACTTCCACCGTGCGCAGATCGGCATCCTTGCCACGCTTCTGTGCCATCGCTTCCCGACGCAGCCGGGTGTTGAGCGTGTCGCGGGTGTATTCCTTGAACGTGTCCGAATCGCGGCCCAGCACACGAATCTTGATCCCCAAGGGGGCGTTCGTGACCGGGTGGCGGATTTCCACGTCAGCCCCGGCATTGCAGGCTTTGGTGGTATTCAGAGAGGTAAGGTCGAAAACCGTCATAAAGATTCCTTTAGGTTACAGGGTTGAATCCTGGAAACTGATCGTGGTACCCAGGTTGGCAAGCGCCGCACCGCCTGCGGTGTTCATCAGGGCGGTAAACGGCATGGTCAGGGTCAGACCCTTCTCGCCGTCGTCCTTGCTTGCGCCGCCGAACTTGAGGCGGGACATGGTAACGCCGAAGAAGTCGGCGGAAGCCGTATTCGCGGTGGTGAACACAGCGATCAGGCTGACTTCCGTTTCGTTCAGGAAGTAGTCGCGGAAGGTGCCGTCCTGGAACAGCACCGTGGCGTTGCCCGTCACGTCGATCGAGCCTTGGAAAATGTCGGGCTCGACGTTGGAGCCGACCACGCCGCCGGGGGTCGAGTAGTTGCCGTTGAGCGTAATGTCCAGCCCGGTAACGAGGCCAACCGCCACACCGCCGATGTAGAGGGCGCCGTTGGCCGCCGCGGTGACGCCGGTGCCGACCGCTGCCGTCGGAGTGGTGAAGTATGCCGTGGTGCCGGTGGTCATGTTCAGACCCAAGACCGGGAACTCGATCGTGTTCATGCCCGACGCCGGCATCTTCATCATCACTTGCGAGATCACACAGTCGGTGAAGACCTCGGACTGGGTAATGTCAGAGTACGCGTGCTCGATGGTGTAATACTCACGCAAATGGCCCGTGGTGGGAATCCAGTTCTTTTTCCCCTGCACAGCGCAGGTTACGGAATCGCCAGCGGCCTTTGCCCCAACTGCCACGCCGTCCAGCATCGTGCCGGTCATAATCAAGGCGGTCAGTGAGGTGATGAGGAAATTGTGCGTGTTGTTCGGGACACCAGTGGTAGCCCAACCCGTCCAGCGAACTACGTCACCAATCTTGAAACCGTCGGTAAGGTAGCTGCCACCGGAGCGAGTGAACGTGCCTGAAGCGCCGGTCGTCACAGCGGCAGTCACGGTGGTAATGGCGCCGGTGGTGGCGGGAGACTGCCAGGCTTGGCGCACCGCCGAACCGAGGAAATCGGAGTACGACCCCGGCGACAGTTCGCCGCTGATCGTGCCGTCGACCGTGCGAATACCGTGACGGAAGTCCGCGCGCTGGTAGTCCGACCGGATCTCGGCAGACTGGTAGGTGGCTTTCTTGAGGTCGATGGTGCTGGTGACGCGCCGAAGGTACTGCGCGCTGGCTGCGGAAGCAATGGTGCCGAGGGCAGACTGCTTCTTGTAAACGAGTTTTTTGGCTACGCCTGTTGCAATGGTCATTTCGGGCTCCTTATGGACGGAATAATCCCGAGGAGGCAAATGACTTGCGTGGCGTTAGCGTTGCGGGTCGCGTGCTCGGTGTTGCTGGGTGCTCGTCTTGCTTTACTTCTGCGACTTCAGCCATTCTTCCCAAGCTGAAACCACACCCTTCAATAAACGGATCAAAGTCTCGTGAAGTTTAATCGTCGCTGGGCTCATGCGTACACGTCGGCAAAATACCGGATGCTGACGGGAAGAACCCAACGGTCATTAACCACTACCGCTCTGCCGATTTCAGGCGTTGTAGGAATCCTAGTGGTAACACCCCCACTTGTAAAGGACGCACCACGAAAAAATGTTGCCCGGATCAATTCGGCACGGGTCATCGCCGGGGACGACCCGGCGTTAATGGGGTAATTAAGCGATACCTGCATGATCCCACGCTCCCGGTAGTGCCCGTCGCCCATCGTCGAGTTGTCCGGGGCGGCTGGCAGCAAATGCGCCGCCTGGTAGGGCGTTCCCGCCACCGGCGCAAAGTCCTGGTTCTCCCACGCCGTCGCCATCGCGGGCGTCATGGTATGAAGGGCAATCTCAAGCGCGGCGCGGACTTTGGCGGTGCTCATTTTGCCAACACCTGCGCCACGATCGAGGGGAACTCCACCACCGTCGTCCGCACCATTCCGCTGGGTGGCGTCGGGTTCGGCATGTTGTGCTTAGCATAGCCGTACTCAAGCGCCTCGGCGTACTCGGTGTTATTGACGATGAAATGGCGCACGAAGGCGGGCGTGGTGCGCGCCGCGTAGATGCGGGCCATCGACGCTCCGCCGGTTTGGTCAACCGTGTCAAGTTGCGTGCTGGGCGCGGCATCGAAGTCGTAGTCCCAGGAGCCTTTGAACAGACCGGGAACATAGGGCGGCATGGGGCGCGCGTGCTTCGC